ATGTAGCTTGTTCTATTGCTTGCTTATCTGGAGTAGGTGTATTTTCGATTAGCACGTACTGTTCAGCAATTTTGGCGTTTATTTCAGCAAGAGTGTTTGCGTAGCGGTCTCCTTGTTTTTGCCGTAAAGCGTCACCCTCACTCTGATTAACGGTTATACCGCTTAATTCTTGTTGCAATCCTCTCTCTGTTGCGGCCAGAGATACACCTGCCTGCAGTTCAGCTAGTTGCCGTTGCACGGCTAATCTTTCCTTGCTCGTTTCAAGGTTTTTCTGTAGTATGCTATACTCAAGATCTAAGTTGTCTAGTTTTAGCTTTTCTATTTGTAGGTTTTCTGTGTTATCTTTAATTATTTGAGCTTTTATCCCTTTTTCTCTTTGGAGTAACAGTAACTGTCTGTCCATGCCTGCCTCAGTGCCCTCAAACGCGGCGGCATATTTAGCTGATATTTGTATAGCTTTGATGCCTTCTTGATTTAGTTCAGTCTCCAGACGTAGTAGTTCTTTTGCGGCACGTTCTCTCTCCCTAAAGGCCTTTGCTGCTGCTTGTTCCGCTGTACGGTTTGCGGCTGCTTGTTCTTTAGCTCGTTTGTTTTCTAATCCTTTTAATTCGTTTATCCTCTCTTGTTTAATAACTTCTTTCTCTAAGTCTGTTAAATTATCTTTCTGTAGTTTTGCTTTGGTTCTTAATTCTATGTTTGCTTTTTCGAGTTTATATACATTTTCGTTGAGTAAGTTACCGTTTATATTTAATATGCTTTCTTCGTTTTGTAGTATGTCTAAAGTCTTGCTATTTTCTATATTTGCGTTTGTTATCTCCTGTCTAGCCTCAGCACGGCGTTCCGCTAATATTTTCGCTGTTTCGGCTAAACGTGCGTCGATAGCACCTTGTATTGGGTCGTCAGAATTTTCTCCTCCACGTTCAGCTGCTGCTCTTATTCTTGCTGCATCTTCTCCTCCTCCTGCAGTAATACGATCTGCGGCGTTTATTAGGTTGGTGCGCTCCAGGAGTCCGGCTACACCCTGGGCAACGGGACCGAGGAGTTGAGCCGCCAGTGCTTGGAACTCTGTGTTTAGTATCGCTGTGGCTGAACCCAGCTCGTTTGTTGCATCTCCTAAATCAGTTAAAGCGGTTACAGCATCGTCTCCAATAGTTGCAGCCATTAATTTGGCAGCAGCTTCTGCAGCAGCTTGCGAACCAGAAACTTCTTTTGTTTCGTTTATAAGTTTTTTGGTGGAGCCGCTCAGGTCGCCAATAGCTTTTGAAAGAGCGTCGGCGTCAAGACCTGTTTTTGTGAACGCTTGACCTAGCTTTGCGACGTCTGCAACGGCTTGGTCGATGATTCCGCCGATTGCGCTAGCGAGAATTTGCGTTCCAAAGCCGCCTGCACTGCCGACCGCTCCACCGATAACGGAGCCTGGTCCGCCGCCGAACAGTAGTGGGAAGCCGATGCCTGCAGCCACGCCGCCGCCAGCTCCACCGCCGCGTTGCTCCTTCTTCTGGTTTTGCTTACTTTTATTTGTTTGGTTTCTGGCAGCGTCTACTTGTTGATCCGTAATTTTTACTAGCTCATTGCCTTTTGCTATTAATTTATCTCCTACATTTTGTCGTTTATTGAATGTGTCAACAAGCTCTTCAGTTTCACGGGTAAGTTTGCCGCTTGCAGATATTTCACGCGCTACCTGTTGCTCTAGTTTTGCGCGGAAGCGTTCTCCGCTTGTACCTCGACTGCCGACTCCAGACGCAGGGCCGCTACCAGGAGGAGCTGTTCTAGTAACTCTACTTACTTCGCCTTCTGCAGCACGAGCTATCTTCTCACGCGCATCGGCAGTTCTACTTACAGCGTTGTTTCCTCGCGCTTTTTCTTTTACAGTTTCTGCATTTAATTTGTCTATAGCAGCTGCTACCCTTTGAGCTTCCAAAAATGGAGAAGAAGTAGTACTTCCTCCTGTTTGTCCCGCAGCGGGTAACGCTCTTTGTCCAGAAAATCCAGCTCCAGGTAAAGCTTTTTGTGCGTTTCTTGCTTTCTCTGCGCGGACTAACTCGCCGCCTACAATTTTTACTTGTAGCTTGTCATACGCACGTCCCAGCTCGGCAGCCAGCCTTACTTGATTCTGTAGTGCTGCATTCTGCTGGTTAAATAAAGTTAGTGCTTTGCGCTCTTGATCTAGTTGAAACCTGCTTTGTACTGCGGCTTTAGGATTGAGTGCATCATTAAAGATACGTTCAAACTCCTTTACACCTTTAACTAACTTATTTATTGCGCCTTCTACTTGTGTTACCCCTTTAAGGGCTTCCCTGTTATTTACATTTAGATTGATATTGGCGTCAAACTGAGCCATCGACCGCTAGCACTACGTTCCAACAGTCTAACGGCGGCTGCTCTTAGCCTTTTTCATGGCTTTGTCTTGCTCGTCGTTGAGGTAACCGAAGTAGGCGCTCCAGAGGAGGAGTTCTTCTTCGGTTACTTCTTCTAGAAGACGGCGGAGGGACATACCCAGTTCTTTGGCTACTCCCATGCAGAGGAGTAGCCAGTTGTCTTTACTCAGCTCCATCGTCAGAACTTTTCATGTCGAGAGCTTCGTCATCCTCTTCGCTACCGCCTAGGACGGCCAGCATTAGGGATTGGAGGTCGGCGTCGCGGACTGCGTTCTTAAGGTCGGCTACGTCGCCGGGGCCGAACAGTGGGGTGCCGTTGCTGTCTTTGGCTTTGCGTACCAGCAGCTGGAGCGCGAAGGCGTTGGGGTCGTCGCTGCGGGCGTCTTTCTTGGCGCGTTCTCGTTCTGCAGCGGTGAGTGGGGTGACCCACATGACGACAGTTTCACCGCCTTCGAGGGTGATTTCTTTTTTGATGGGGTCGAGACGAGCAGCTTTTTTTAGCTTGTCGATGAAACGTCCGGCCATTGTTTACCTCTAGTACAAAACAACTATAGCGTATTGCATAAAAAACCCCCGCAAGTGGCGGGGGCTGCATGTTCCTAATCACATACTAAACAAGGGCTTTGCCAAGTACGTTCTTGGGGTTGATGATGTTGAAATTGATCTCAGCTGTTGTGGGATCGTCAGGGTTGACGCTCAGGTTGATACTGGTCATTGTGATGTCACTCTCAATGTAGAGAGATGCTGAATCGTCTACTGCTGTGCCCGCAGTGTTGGAGACAGTGTTCACATACAGCTTGACGCTTGCACCTTGCTGGCTTCTAAGAAGCACGTTGCCAAGTAGACGGTTGGCAAGGTTAGTTTGATCGTCTGTGAAATAGACGCTCATAGATCCACTGCCGCTGGCATAACCAGATTGAGTGGTTCGGAAAGGTGCAAACTTACTTCCCTCGGTTGAAGTTACCCCGCAAGGAAGCGTTGTAACATCCAACTCTTCACGAGTAATATCAATCGAGAACTCGCGTACTTGACAAACAGCAGCGTATTCTGCGTAGTCAATCGCGATGTGGTTAGCCGTGCCAGGGGTGTCTGCACTTCCGGTGCCGCCATCGCCGTTAAGCGTGATAGCAGAACCGCCAGAAGATGCAGATACCTGGATTGTGGAGCTGGTTCGCGCCACGACGTAGTACGTGGTTCCAGCTGTCAATGCTGTGTCAAGAGATGCGCCACCTTCGACCGCGAAAGTTACAGGGTCACCGACTTGATAATCATTGGTTGTAGGTACTGTGATTGAAGTACCTGCGGCAAAATCGGTGTAATCCAGCAGACAGAACATTGTTCCGGCGGGCTGAAAATAGATCGAACCTTCCTGACCTGTTAAGGCAGAGCTGTTGCAAGAAATAGGCATTGGTGCCTCCTAAGAAAAACCGGGGTCTGGGGCGTTCTCCTAGGCGGGGGCTCCTAGGTATAGGCACTGCCTACTTAGAGCTAGTCTAAGGCGTTTCATTGTGGGCCTTAATTCCCATACTCATTCGGGCAAAGTAGTACGGGCGGTTGTCTAATTCGGTGAAGTCAGGGCCGTTGATGTCGATTACACCTTTGAGTGAAAGCATTTCGCAGAACAGAAGCTCCATTACCTCTTGAGCGCGAGCAGGGCCGCGTCCCTTAGGGCCGAAATACTCGATAACGAACGTCCCACGGATGTGTTCGAGGTTGGTGCAATCCCCAACAATTCCTTCCACCATTTGGCCGAATTGCAAACGGGCTTCTACAAACTCGGAGTAGGCATCACCGCTAGGCTCCAAAGTGTTGACGGGACGGTATGGAATGCCTA